ACTGCGGCTGAGACCTTTAAGGGAGGAGCTACTTCCTCGGTATTCTTGGAAACTGCAATAGGAAAAACTAATGTAGATGCTACCTCAAGAGAGATAGTAGGATACTATACTAGTGCCCAAGGAAATGCTGCGGTAACAAGTGTGACTTCTATAGATAACTTCTATGATTTAACCACTGGTATTGGGGCGATGCCTGTGAACACTATGGCTGTAACAGATGGTTCTGGGGGGGCTCATACTCTCGCGGATCCAAGATTTATCAAGCCTGTTCAAGGTACTTATTCCTTGGCTGGTGGTGATAGTGGTATTCCCACTGAATCCGCTGCTAAAGAAACTTCTTTAATAGGACAGGTTGAGAGTGATGGTGGTAGGAGCGGCATAGAGGCTCTGGACGATGAAGGTGTTCCCGTTAGAATAGCCTTGATCCCTGATTTCTCTGAGCTTGATGGAGCACAAAATGCTCTTATTACTAAAGCTGAGACCACACAAAAATTCTTAGCTCTTGTATCTCCTCCATATGCTATTGGAAAACCTTCTGATGCTATTGATTGGACTAATGGCAAATCTACTGATAGAGCAGCAGCCATTAATAGTTCTTATGCCGCAGTTCATTGGCCTTGGGTTAAAACCTTTAGTGTCTTTGATGGTAAAGATAGGTGGTACGCCCCCGAGATTTACGCTGCAAGACAAATGGTAGCTACAGATAGAGTAGCCCAGCCATGGTTTGCTCCTGCTGGCTTGGCTAGAGGTCGTTTAACCAAGCCTGTAGATGTTGAAGTTGCATTAAATCAAGGTGATAGAGATTCTCTCTACAGTGGTGGAAATATAATTAATCCAATCACTAAATTTGCTCAAGATGGAATTGTTATCTTCGGACAGAGGACAGCCTTGAGATCAAATAAGGCAACCAACAGAATTAATATTAGACGTTTGCTTATTGAGATTCGAGATACTGTTGTTAATTCTACAAGACAGTTCGCTTTCGAGCCTAATGATAGATTTACATGGGATAGGATTGAGACTGTGGTAGCACCTATTCTTGATTCAATAAAGAGAGAACGTGGTATCACAGAATTTAAGGTAATTTGTGACGAAACAACAAATACTGCGGTAAGGGTAGATAGAAATGAGTTGTGGTGTAAAGTTCTCTTGAAACCCACAAAGACAGCAGAGGTTGTAGTGTTTGAAATAAACGTAACTAATCAATCAGCGCAGATAGGAAATTAAGGAGTAAATAATGCCAAAAGATGCAACATATTTTAATAGTAACGATGCACACAGGACTATAAATGCTGATGGGGATGGATTGCCCCTGGTATCAGAGGGACTTAACTCGGTAAGGGTCTACTCCTTTGAGTGTGAGTTTGAACTTCCCGCTGGAGTAGCCGAAGGGGGTGGTGACCCATTTTTGACTTTAGCTGCGAAGCAAGTAGGGAACACAGGGATGTCTGTTGAGGACATAGAAGTTTATCGTGTAAATGATAGGGTTTTCTATCCTGGTCGTCCTACTCAGGATGAGGTCATGATTACTTTTGATAACCTCTATCTCAAGAAAGTATCTAATACTTTATGGAATTGGTTCAAGAAAATTTATGATCCCATGACAGGACAGATAATGGAGGGATCCACAGGGGCTGGGTTTAAAGCAAAGCAATTAAAAATTCACCAACTAAATCCTGATGGATCTCCTATGACGACTACAAGATTGTTTGGAGTTTACCCTAGAGCATGGAAGAACGCTGAATTTAATTACTCTAATAATCAATTTCATACAGTGGAAGTAACATTCCGTTATGATTTCATTGATCATGGGGATTCTAAAGGACAGGTGACACATGGCTATGAGAACCTCGACCATTTAACAACGTAGTATTAAAAATATACTATAATAAGATATAAGCAAGCCCAGCCTAGATGTTTTCTGGGTTGGGCTTTTTTTAGAGATTTTTTTTATGAATTATTATCACGAACTACTTGAAAGCTATTCTAAGCTAAAGAAGAGATCTTTAACTCTTATTAAAGAGGGGGGAGAGGCAGAAGGGGAGCCTTTAAATAGTGTAGATGCTGTTATACAACAATATGGAATGATGACCCCAGGCCAAAAGCAAAGTTTTCCCCACCCCTCCCCTGCTCAAGGCCACGAAAAACTCCATCTTGCGAGAACGGATTTTAGTCTTAAAGCGAAATTTGCGAAGCGTAACTCGGCTATTGTTAAACAGACTTCTAATCCAACCAAGGCTGCGAAGCAAGGGGAGGGGTGGGTACAGCTTAAGGGTGACACATATCAAAATACTATAATAGCTGCTGAGTTGGAGGAATGGCTAAACCTGAAGAACCCAGATGCCAATGCAGGAGACGCTAATGCCATAGCTGCTGAGGAGAAGGCAAGGGAGGAAGCAGTTCTTGAAGCTATTGAGGCAAATAGAGTAGAACTATCTCCATTTTTAGAAGATTTCGGGATTGTAGAGAGAGAAGTTAAAGAGGGAGAAGAAGATAAAGCCTCTGAATTTAATCCTGCTGATCTTGAGGCAGCGTTTAAGACACAGGGAGTAAAAGGTACTTTAGAGGGTTTTCAGACATCATTAAAATATACAATTGAAAAGTGGATAGAGGACGTAAATGTTCCAATAGAAGATAAAGTAGAGTCTGCTAGAAATTTAAGGGATATGGTATATCTAACTTCTAAATTACATAAAAAAATAGAGGATGAAGAAGTTATAGATAATGAAGAAGCTACTAACCTAAAATCTATATTAGAAAAAATAGCTTTGGGCCCCCCTGCTGGGAAGAATAAGGCTCGTAGTTTTGTTCTAAATACAGACCAGATGAGTTCTGATACTTATAAAGTTTTACTTTTTGGGAAGCAATCAGGCTCCCACCAAGTTCAAACTGAGTGGATGAATAAAGTTATTGACACCTTTGAAACATCTATTAACTCTTGGAATAAGGGAGTAAGTCCGTCAGAAAATAGTGAGGATTTCGAGATTGGCGGTTTTGATGACATTACAATAAATAGAGCAATAGCCCCCGATACTAGAGGTAAGGCCGATGAAGCAGTTATGGCTGGGGCTGGTACTGTAGCAACTATTTTCTCTTTAATAGATGGGATAAACGCAAGTGAAGAAGGTAGTGACGAAAGAAAGATTTTAGAGGATAGAAGAGATTTCCAACTTAGTAGAATGATAGCCCTGTGGGGTGACGCTACTACAAAGTTATCAGCACAGCAGCTATCAGAATCCCTGAGAATGGGTATTGCTAGCATGGGGGGAGAGGGTATAGACACTTTGGGCTCCCTATCAGACGAAGAATTAACTACAAATCTTATAGAAGAACTTCGTACTTCATATCCCGATTCATTTGGGGATGAGGGGGTAGCTGAATCTTTTATTGAAACCTTGGCATCTGAAGAAGATGGAAAAAGAGCTTTTGCAACATTTATGATTTTACGATCTAAAGCTGTTCAAGGTATTTTGGGGGAAGGAGTCTCACCTTTATTTAGCTTTACCGTAGGAGAAATAGCCCAATCCACTAAGGGAGAAAGAATAAAGAGAGATGTATCTTATGCCTTGGATCATGGGGACATTAATAAGGTGAGGGCTAATCTTAAAAAGAACGGTATTGACGTATCGAAGGTTATTGAAGAAAAAACTGTAGATGAATTAATTAGTAGTGGGGAAATGAAACCTGAAGACTTCCCTCCTGGAACTTTTGAAAGTGATGGTAGTCTTGGTGATCCTGGGAGGGAAAAGAAATTTACCATATTATCGGTGTCGCTTAAAACTCAGCCAAAGAAAAATGTTCTTGGTATGGGAGGTATGGCATTTAACTCCCTAAATTCTGGGGACTATAAAAACGAGGGACACAGACGAGAGGTAATTTCCCAGATTAAAAGTGCAGGGATAATTAAAAAAAGGGAGAATACAAAAGGAGCAGGGGCCACCCTCACTCAAGTTAAAGATTTTTGGAAGAGAGCACAGCCAAAGAACTTAGCAAATAATATGCGGGGCTTGTTAAATAATGGGGGAAAATTCTATAATCCTGATTTATTTAAAGCCATAGGAGCAGAAATGTTTGTTTTAGGGGGTACTGCTGCAACACCTCAATTGAATGTATGGAATCAATTAGATGGTGAAACCATAATGGAATCCGATGATAAATTTAGAAAAAATATACTAGACGGTATTGGTAACGGGGAACTTGAATTTCATATGAAACCAGGGGGAAAGGCTATTAATGTCTTCCCTAAAGGGCAAAGAGCACAGGGGAAATCTTTACTTTCTATTAAGATACTAAAAAACGGCAAGATAGAAGTAAATAAAAAGAATGCTTATAATACCCATTTTTATAAAGATAAAAAGAATGTATCCGAAAATAAGGACAACTTAATGACAGACTTCTTAAAGGCACAAGCAACATTAATACAAGAGTTACTGGCTACTCATTAAACCAATGGCCTTTGTCCCATTTTTCTAGTATCTCACTAAATAGTACAATTCTATATTCATTAAATTTAATATGATCTATTGCTTCTTCTTTAGGCAATTCATCCTTTACTATGGCTAGAATAGGCTGTCTATCCTGCTGTATGATCAACATAGGACTTTTATCGCACTTTTTTGAATCATTTTCACATTGTTCTATAAATTTCCAGAGTAGGCTTCTATAATCAAATATATGATTTATCTTTATTCCTTTATATCCTTTTTTACATTCGATACAATATTTAAAGGATTTAGGTGCTATTAAATCCCCATAAATTTTAAGGTACTCAGGCAACGAATGTGTGGTTGCAAATGCCCCAGAGCCAGGGGTTCTAGAGAATTCCTTGGTTTCAAACTTATCATTCAACATACAGGCTATTTTCCTCTCAAACCTGTGTCCTTTAGCCTTACTATTAGTTTTCTTCTTTTTTTCTTTTTGTAGATTTTTCAGGTCATAATCGTCAAACATTTTAAGTCCTCCAGACTATTATAGTATATGAACAGTAAAGTACAATATACCCCCAATATGAAAAATTGGAAGACCTCTTTAAAAGAACGGAGTAGAAATAGAATGAAGATACAAGTTAAACTGTCCACCGAAGAAGCAGAAGCCCTAAGAAATTTCTTAGGTTCAGCCAAACCTAAAGATGTTTCTAACGATACATTCTTTAAGGGACTATTTATGAAAGGTTGGGAAGCCTACCATAAGGAGATCGAGGCAAAATATGTTGAGCATATGGAAGCTAATAGAGAAGAGTACGAAGAGCAGGGTTTTGAATTCGATAAGGATGGAAAGCTCACTGGCTTTAGCGGAAATGAAGAGGTAGAGGGTGAAGGCGGTGTTGAAGTAGTTGAAGAATGATAAACTTTATAAAAACCGAAAACAACTTTAATAAGTTGTTGAGAAAAAGCATGAAGAATGCTGATGATGCCACCTTCCTTTTTATCTCATCCTACGACAAAGTATGCATGGATATTATAAATGAGATAGAGAACGGGAATCACAAGCTCCTCCAGAAATTAAATGTTGTTGATAGCTTTGAAACACCTCATGCTTTTGTTGCTTGTCATACAACTCAGGTGCCTTGTTTGGTGAGTGTTCGGAGAAGGAAGAAGGAGATAGATTATTATCTTCCTAT